GTGAAAAGTATAGATTTCGAGCACGCTTTCGAACACCGTCTGGTAACCCAGTGCTCAGCCTTTCCAGAATATCTGGAGCGACCTTAAAGCGACCAATGAGGGAGTCCTCGGCTACTTCACCTCCTTTCGACATGAGCCCAATACGAGAGATTGTTAAGTCTTTACTACAATCTTGCTTTGCCCGGTTGGTTATTAAACCAAAATTCACATAAGGAATGTGAACAAACTCTGATATCCTTACCCGACCCGTCTCCTCTTCAAGGAGAGTGTCGATTCGATATAACTCAGAATTAACCTGGCAAAAGCGATCGTTCGCAAAGTTCTTACCAATACTCATGTTGAACCCAAATTCCTTAGTGCATCTGATCCAACAGTCATAGAAATGACGGTCGGGGGATCTAAAGAGAATATCATCTCCGTTTATCAGAACAGGAAATTTCTGACAGAGATAGTCCCAAGTTACTTGACGACCAAGATACATCTCAACTGCCATCCAGTAAGCAATCGCATTAGCTATGCATAAAATCACAAAAGAGACTACATGACCCATCAATTGTCCAGAACGTTGGATAAAATCTTCGAAAAGATATTTAAACTTTCCCAAATGAGGGAAGTCCTGTTTAAAAGAAGGGATGATAGCCTCCGATTGCAAAATATGTTGATTTGACAAAGAATTCATCAAATTAGCATAATCAACTACACTGAATGAGCAGATCTGCTTAGCCATTCCACGAACAATGAATCGAGTTACATCCGATTCCATATTGTCAGTGGCAGCAGAATAGTCCCCAGATACCATAAAGCTACCCACATCCCAGTCTGATGTGAATCGCCAAAGGTGATCTCTTCTTAAAGGTTCTCCGATGAGATCAAAAACCCCATTCCCGTGGGTACGTAAGTAGGACCAAAGAGAGGTCTGAATCTTATGCATCCTTACATGAAGGCCAATCGAGGGTTTCGTAATAATACGAACTTTCATTGGTTCTAAAATGCAAGCGGGCGCGGACTGGAGTCGGGTGTTGTAGTAAGAGTGAGATGATTCTGTTATCAAATCACCCTCTGGGAGAGGGGAACCTAAAGAATAGATTCCACGAGGAAAACAACGGACAATGTCCATAGTCGAAACAAAACGGGGAGCATAAACCGATTTGATGGATTCACAAATCGCTCGACCGCTTTGGTATACCATTCCAATAAATTCTGGAAAAAATATACTGGAACCAAGATCGAAGGAGCCATGGTTAGCAGAAAAATTCTGCTGACCGTGAAGGAGCTCCCGCACGTATCCAATAGTACCCCCCTCGGAATACGAGAGTTGT